GAATTCATTAGCGCGGGGTTCGCAGTCCACATCAGCTTCATGTCCTGCTGGATAGACATCGATCCGACGTTTACTACAATAAGGTATCCCAGCATCGCCAGATACAGTCTGTTCAAGTCAGCTCGGTAGAACATGCCGGTGGCGGCCATGCCCGAGAACGACATAGTCATGTCGTTGTCTACGGTGAACGTAGTCGTGTCGATGAACGACAGCCGCGCCGGAGTTTCGCCATGTAGCACGGCCACGCGGTCTATCGCGGGTAAGTACGCAAGCCCCACGGCGGGGCGGGCGAACTCTATGTAGTCCTCGCACACTACGTCGCCGGTCAATGCACCGTCTGGCGTGCGGTATACGCGAGCGATGCCGCCCGAAGCCGTCTGCCGCTTGGACAGGTACAGTCGCGAATTGTCCGAGTCCCACGCGGCGTCGTTGAACCCTACTAGGAATACGGGAGCGTCAGGCGCGTGCATGATGTTGGCCGTGGGGTTGAGCAGATCGCTCTGCGTGTACAGTCGCGCATAGCCGCCATTAGTCTCATCGAAGTAGCAGACCCGATCTAGCACTGGGATGTATTTACAGGTCGTGCTCACTCGATCACCTCCAACTCATTGGTGGACTGATTGATAACAACCTTTTCAATAGTCGTGCCGGTGTAGGTGAACCCGCCGGTAGATGTGTCGCGGCGCAGGAACCTCCGGCCGATGAGTGCATCTTCGGTGGGCAGCCACGCATCCACCGTTATCCACGTGGTCAGTGAGATGCTTCGCGTGGCGGTCTGCTCTATAACCTCGAACGTACGTGGCCACTCGAATTCAAACACGCCCGTCGTGCCGTCATACTTGCGATTGCTGATATACAGCTTGCCGTTGGATGGGCAGTAGACAGGCGCGGCGCGCCCGTGTTCCGAGGACGAGGTGTTCACCCCGTGGTCTACGGTCATCTCGACGAAGGCGAAGCCCAGACCGCCGAGGTTAAGCCCAAGGGCGAAGCCAAGACCCGTCGCCGTGAAGACCAGATGCGACTGCGCCTCGAATGACTCATACCCGTCGCGCACAGACCACAGCTCAATGAGCAGACCGATGTCGCCCATGTGAGCCTCTTCCAAATCGAAGCTCGTGGCGCTTATACCGCTCTGGTCGAGCAGCGTGCCGCCCGACGCGCCCGTTACGCGGAGACGGTATGTGGTGCCCGCTTCCGGCCCGATGTCCGGGTCGTTCTGCGCTATCAACTGCTCGCCCTGCGCAAGACGATCGCGGTGCGCCCAAGACACCGTGAGCGGCGGAATCAGCTCTAGCTGCAACGGCCAGCGCTCGCCCGCAATCTTGAAGTCGCCCGGCGGATAGGGTCGCACCGCGCGATGCGCCATCGTAACGGTGTCCTCTATGGCGGTGCGGCCAGGATCCGTGCCCGTGGGCTCTACCTCATCCAAATCTTCGATGGCGAGCTTGCCCGTGGCGGTCTCGGTCAGCAGCCTCACAGTAGCCTCTGTCCCGTCGGCGCGTGCCGTGGCCGCCTGCCCTAAGCCGGTGCCTATGAGCCATAGTATGGAGCCTGCCGCATGCGGCACGGGGACAGAGTCCATAACGCCGCGTTTCAGCGTAATGGTGAGGTTGACGCGGTCTATGATCTGAACCCACTCGCCGTCCAGCAGCGCAGCATCGCCGATAGCTGCATCCAGTACGTTCGTTCCGCTGGGGAATACTATGGTGCTCTCTATCTCGGCGGGCAGCGAAGCGGGGATGATGAGCGCCTCAGTGAAGTTAGATTCACCATCAGCCGCGAACGCCGCGCCCGTGCTCGTCTGTATCTCGTAGCGTAGCGCGTCGCCCGTCGGCGCTTCCGCCAACACAATCGGCACGCCGCGTTCGCCGTCCACCACAGTGGTGAGGTCCGCAGTATCGCCGAGCACATCAGTCAGCAGAAGAAGATACGGCGCTTCCAGAACGACTCTGTTATCCACGGGCTCGGGGTCGCTGGCGGGCGGCGACCAGTTGGATACGGGCGGCGCGTCGAAGAGCGGCGTGGCCGTGGCGAACACGTCCTCGACGCACTGTACGCGGACTTCGCCGTTTAACAGGTCACCGTAGTTGATGGCCACCACACGGAGCACCATGCCGCTGATGCCGAGCGGCGACCAGTTCCATCGGAACACGCTGCCCGCTCGTAGCTGAATGCCGAACGACGGATGCAGCAGCAGCTCCACTTCGGCCAGCGGTGTAGACAGCTGACGAAGATCGCGCGACGCCACAAGGTTCGCGATATCCGCGCGCGAAATGCCGGGGTACGTGTTTGTCTGCGTACTGACGACACCCTGAACTGCGAGTACGGCGTTATTCTGCACTGTGACCGACTGCTCGGTGGCGGTTAAGCGGTCGTCGTATACCACGGTGATCTGGTTGATCAGGTCGCCGTATCCGGGACGGCGGAAGTTCACCAGCTCTACGACGTTCGCTGTATCTGCCGTGGGCAGCGCGGGGTCGGCGGGGTCGTAGTCGTCACGCACCGGCACGATGATCCACTTGCCCGTGATGGGGTCTACCTGTACGGCACAGTCGGCGTGCTCCTGTACGCTGCGAATGAAGTCCTCCACCTTGCCCTGGAAGCTTTCCAGGAACGACAGCCCGAACCGCTCATCATCGAAGAGCTGACGCGCGTAGTCGAACGAACCGAACGCGCTGCCCGTGGTAAGCATGTCTTCCCCGTATCCCAGACCCGCAATGGGGTCGGTCAGCGCTTCGGCGATGATGTCGGCGGGGTTCATGTCGCCGTTCAGAATGTCAGGCTTCGGCCCGTCGATATTATAGAACACGTTGCGCGTGGTGCTGTTAGCTTGGAGCACCCAATTCCCCTTATAGTCGGTCGCGCCATGCGCGCCCATAGTTACCGGCAGCCCACCGACATCTACTTCTTCCCACGTTTCGCCCTCGTCCGTAGAGCGAAGAACTCGACTAGAAGATCCTACGGCAATCCAGTTGCCGCGCCGATCGGAAATGACGCCACATATGTTCTGAGCTCCCGGCCATGCAAACGGGGTCCAGTCGTGACCGTTGTTGACGGAGCGCAGCCCTCCCATCTCAGGAACAGGGGAGCCGCGCACCGCAGCAATCCAAACAGTCTCATCCCCGCGATACTCGCCCGCATCTATACTGGCAGACTGAAGAGCGAAGAACCCGCTAGCCGTCTCTATGTACCGGCCTATCTCGGTGAACGTCGTTCCACTGGGAGAGCGGAGTATGAGCCCGCCGCCAGAGACCGAAGCTCCTGGCGCGAACACGCACACCTCGCCAACGTCATTCGCAGCAGCGACGGGATGATTCCCAGGATTTTCATCTATAGTAGGGCCAACGGTCCACAGATTGCCGTGTGTGGAATGGGCGAACCACGCGCCCGTCGCAGGTCCGGTTGGAACTCTACTGCGCACCATTAGGAACCGCTCACCAGTGAAGATAAGATGGCCAGAACTGATGTTCACGCCTAGGTCGGTGAATATTATCGGCTCGCCCCACGTCACCCCTCTATCGGTGCTGATGATGACAGCGTGATCCTGAATACTGAACTCGCCAGAATTAACAGGCATGACCGCCATAACCCACCGGCTGTTCCCGTAGGCGATGCCGATACGATTAGACGATGTAAGATTAAGGCCGTGATCGCTGCCGAGTATGCTCAGCACTATATTCCACGTACGCCCGTTGTCTGTAGACCGGAAAATACGCAGACGCGACGTGTTCACTTCCTGATTAAGCGTGTATGTAATCCACACGCCATCCCCGTCAGTGTGAATGTCCTCAGCAACGACACCGCCCGATTCCACGAAGTGCGTAGAAGGAAGCGATTCAAACTCAGCCCCGCCTGTAAACGGCTTATCCGTAATGGACGACACCAGCACGCTCCACGGCTTCATGTACGTGGAGGTGCCGATGTAGAAGCGCTTCGCCACAAGGGACACGATGCCACGATACGCGGGCAGCGGGGCAGACAGGCGAGCGGCAAGATATTCGTTGATTTCCTGGTCATCCTCGCCCAGCATCACGTCGATGTTCCCAGACACGCCGCCCTCACGGTCGTCGCCGCCGAACAGCTCGGGCTCATCCACGAAGATAGATTCGCCGCTGCCAGCGAACCCACGCCACGCCTCCTTCTCGTCAACGTTGATGCCGAGAACCGTCAGCACACCGCGCGACTGACAGAGCCCGAGGTGCATGCCGAGGAAGTAGCGATAGCCGACGGTGATGTCTTCCTTCGGTCCGGCGATGCCATAGCGACGAGCGCCCTTCTTCGTGATGGCGCGCGTGCTGAGATCTCCGAACCAGAGCACATTCGGTCCTTTGACCCACTTCGTACCGTAGAGCTTGGGAATGGCTCGCGTGGCGTCGGCCGTGGGCGCGTTAACGTCCTGAAGCGAACTGGCACGCGGCGCTTCGGGGCGCGGTCGCAGTCTGTAGCTGATGACCGTGCTGATGACGAACAGCGCTATCTGTAACCAGACCATGTCACACCACCGATTTGACGAATGGGTTGAGGGACGGGATGTACGGGAACCCGCCGAAGTTGATCGAATTGCCGAACTTCGCATCGCACGCGGCCAGCGTATGCGGACAGCCGGGGAACATATCCACAGAGTCCGATATGCTCAGCCCGACGATGGGCGCGGTAAGCGTGAGCAAGCCGCCCGCCTGCGACATGATCATCCGGTGCTCGCCGTTGGCGGCGCGTATGTACCCGGCTTGGAACCATCCGTCCTCGTACACGCCGTCTACTCCGTCGACGATGACTTGAAAGCCCTGAACATCAACAACGAATGTTTCCAGCTTGTAAGTGTCGGCGGACAAGCCGCATCCCGGCGAATACAGGAAGTGACGACAATTGAGCTGATACCGCTCCGTCAGTCCTGCGCGGCGAAGCGCGGTGAACACCGATTCGCACTGAAGCTCAGCCTCGTTGTTCCTGCGCGAGCAGCCCAGAACGCGCCCTTGCCACACTACGGCAACGGAGTCCCCCACTTTGCGGCGCACGATAACCGACATGAGCTGCTCGGGCGCGAACGCGATGAACTCCGCCGCTACTGCATTCGCGCGCGGCACCGCGATGGACATGTCGGCGCGATTAACCTCCTGGCTCTGCTCGTCTGCGCCGCGCGATATCGTCTCCGGCGTGTACGTCTCGCCATCGTACGCCACCTCAATGTCGGCCGAGGTGTAGCGCCACACGGCGTCGCCTCGTGAAAACCGATACAGTTCGATCGCATCCATCACGACGCTCCTTGCGGCAAGACGTGATCGAATATCATGCCGTTATGCGAACCCGCGTCCTCGTCGAGCATCACCACGGCATGCTGTCCGGTGCGTGGCACGCGCAGTTCGACCGAGCCGTCGATGCCGCTGCTCATAGCAGAGTCCACCACGGCGAGTGAAGCGCGTTCGATGGCGAGCACGCGGCGCGCCAGCGGCTGCGCATCGTCGTCTGTGACGAAGCCCTTCATCACGTTCTGCAGCGGGTCGGCGCTATCCGCTCCGGTGCCGATTGACACCGCGTCTACGATGTACGTGGCAGCGACCTCGGTGTACAGACCGACCCATCCCGCATCGGTTACGTTGGAATCCGTCGCCTCGATATCCCACTCCTCAGGCTGAGGCTGGTCCGCCTGCCATATCTTCGCCTTCAGTGCCGTGCCCGCCACGCTCAGCCGTATGTAGTGGGGCAGCAGCGGGTTGAGCGTCTTGGTCGACGAGGACGCGATCGTAGTGCGCGTGCCGGTGACGTACCTGTACAGACGGAGAACATTGCTCGCCGTGACCCAGCACGCATGATACCCGCTATTGTTCGACGTGGTAGACCCCGCGCCCCGCACCACTGGTCCGCCATGCGGCTCGGCGGAGGCATTGTTCTGCCGCACGAGCAGGATGATGTCAGCATCGGCTGAGTCAAGATCGTCCTTGCTCACTATCTGCCGGTTCGTTGCCGTGTTGACACGACTGGCTCGCAGTGCAGAATCTACACTCCATGGGCGGGTAGTGGACAGGCGATGCGTCCATCCTACGGGCGCGGCGAACAGGAACGGGCTCGCCACGTTGCCCTGCCAGAATTCGGAATGCTTTGCCATTAGGGCACCTGGAAGTTCAGTTGATCCCAAGACGGTGGCGTGTACGGCGCGCCGTCCACCAAGAACAGGAACTGCAGATCGCTTTCGCCTGCTTCGTCACTCAGCAGCGATACGGTGGATATAGAGCAGCGCGCCACCTCGGCGGTCTCGTGGCTCAACTCCACCAGATCGGTAGACAATCTGCTCAGCGTGAGGAAGCAGATCATAACGTCGCGGCCGACCGGCACGCCAATGGGCAGATCGAGGGTCATAACCTCGCCGATCCACGATACGATGCGCCGATACCGCACGCCAGACGTAGTGAACAGCGCGATGTCCGTGCGGTTGAACCCACCATCGTAGAGCGAGTCGGCGCCGATCGATTGAACCTTTATCGTAGTGTCTGGGGCGGCAGCGGGCTCCAGCAGCTTCAAGTCAGTCTGATACGACGGATGCCAGAACGCCTCACGCCTTCCACGGCGGCGAAATAGAAACCGCATAAGCGAAGCGCGGTCGGCGCGACGTACGGTGATGAACTCGAACCGCTGCCCCATGCGCGGGCGCGTGGCGCGCTGCTCTATCGTTATGACGCCCGACGTATTATCCAGAACGTCCAGATCGCGCTCGTACGACAGCGACACGGGGGTTACGCGATTCGGCCTACGCGTCAGCACTTCAACGCCGCGATACGTAGCGGCGGGCGCGCCAGCGTCGGCGTCTATGCCGTCCAGCTGGACCCACGTAGTTTGAGAATCGCCGACGCCAGCCGTAACGCGCTGACTGACGTAGTCCCCTGAGAGGCGCGCCTCTATCAGCGGGTAGACAGTAGCGCCGATAGGCCACGACTTTGTGAGCGCCGTGATGCCGAGCTGACCTTCAGCAACGTTCGTTATGATCACCGTCTCGTGGTAGTCAAACGCGCCTAGCAGCAGAACGCGCGCGCCGACAACGAATCCGCGATCGCTAGTATCCAGCTCCAGCAGCTCTGCGCCAATTCCCGCACCAGCATTCAGCAGACTGACGTCCTGCCACACGGGGATGTCCATCAGCCCACGGTCCGCTTCCCATAGCAGTGCGTCGGCGTAGGCGGCGGCTGAACCGTGGACAGTGACGCGCTGGTCGAGCGCGCGGCGCGGCATGGTCCTGTTAGAGCGACGCTCCTCCGCGCCATTCCACGCGCGCGCAACGGCGGTAGACCACGCCAAGCGCTCCACCAACGGGCGCGCCCAATTATGGCGGAACGGCCAGACGCTCATCCCAGCTCCCCGCGAATCGCCAGCGAATTACGACGGATCTTGTTGACCAGCAGCTTGTCGCCTGCCGGGCTGTTCATGAACTCTTCGACGATGTCCTTATCCACTACGTTAACGATGCGAACGCCGATGTCGCCGCCACTTCCTCCACCTACAGCAGCCGCGCCGCCTTCAGCGAAGCGCGCCGAAGAGGGGACGTGTGGTGCAATGCCGGACAGACTGCCCAGCAGCGCGCGCACCGAAGCACGCGGCAGAGCGCGGCGTCGCAGCGCTTCCATCACGTCCATGCCGTAGTGGCTCGCCGTGGCGGCGGGCTCAACGAACTCACCGCGCGACAGCATTACCGGCCCGACGCTATCGCTCGTTCCAGTGCCGGGGCCGTGGACAGGACCGCCCGCCGCCATGCCGATAACGCCGCCCTCCGCCGCGCCAAACATCGACGCAGGCAGCAGCGCGCGCAGCGCACGGGCGGCCAGCGCCTCGGACAAGATACGGCGCATCGCATCTGAGAACTGCAAGACCATGCCCTTGACGCCTCCGCTGAACGGATCGAACAAGAAATCCGCGAACGCCGTCTGCGCGTTTCGCGCCGCTTGCTTACCGAAATCGTCCATGGCCTCCGCGCTTTCCTCAGAGGTCTTCTGCAGCTCTTTCATCCGGTTATCTACGTCGGCCATAGCGAGGGAATACGTGTGCCAGCTAATCCTGCCCTCGCTCAGCAGCGTGGCGAGCATATCTACTTCTTCGTACAGCAGCTCAGCTTCCGTGCGTAC